AGGTATTACAATCTCACTATGATTAGTTCCCACTAACTCACGTGAGAAATAAAAAGTACTCTCTTGAGTACTTAAAAAATTAATAAAGGTAATTTGGTTAAATGTTTCAGGCCCTATGTTGACTAATTCTTCTGATGATGCATCCACATACATTGTAATATAGAAAATACCGTTTGAAGCGTGGCACCCAATAAATTTTGAGTCAATTACTGCAATATCAGTTCTAATTGTATTAAAATCTTTTATTCCTGTATCAAATTTAAATATGTCAACGTATTTGTCAAAGTTATCTGTGTTAATTACTTTACCTGTTATATTGCTTCGATACGTTATCGTGCCACCTATTGCGTTCATTGACAAGTATAATGTACCTGTGATTGTGTCTATAGTTGGTTTCATAACCACTTGTCGTACACTCATACCATTAGTTAAATTTTTAATAGCAATTATTCCATTATTCGCCCCTGTTCCACCGTTAGCAATAGGAACTACCTGATTTTTGTGAAAAACATCATTCGAAAGGTTATCAATATTTTGCTGTAAAGCAGTATCAGCTTGTTCTCTAGCTTGTTCTCTAGCTTGTGTTTCCTCATTTAGCTTTGTGATATAGTCTGTAGGGTTAGGTGTAACTTCGTTAGTGAATACAAGAGGCTGTATTACTGTAAATCTGTATTGAAGTGACAAACCCTTGTTTGAATCAACAATAAATTGAGTATGTGTATTACTGAATAGTTGCATACATACACTGTACCAAGGTGCACCTACAGATGTTCCGTGTGCTGTTGATATATAAGATTCATTTCCATAAAATTCGCCACTACCACCACCGAATGTAACATTTGGTAAGTTTTCAACATCAATATTTGGAAGAACTGTTTTAGCCCAGTCGAATACAGGTTCCATATTAATTACTTTTGTTGTTACATTTGGTAGATTAAATGTATATGGGCCTGTTAGTACTTGTACAACTTCTGTGTAGATGTATAGAGTATTGTTCCTTATGAAAGGTGTGGTAACTGCTGTCATTTGATTGTGCTCTTCTGTAACAACTGGTATCGAAATTTCATTTCCTTTGTAGTAATTAATCGTACCACTTACAAGTGACATAGCAGTAAGTACCTTATCAGCATTTGTCTGTGCTTCTGTGGCTTTCTGTGTTGCAGTTGTAGCAGAAGTAGAAGCAATGTTTGCTTTTTCTGTTGCAGTGTTAGCAGACTCTACAGCAATGTCTGCCTTTTCTGTAGCAGTATCAGCAGAAGTTGAAGCACTTTCTGCTTTCTGTGTTGCAGTTGTAGCAGAAGTAGATGCAATTTCAGCCTTTGCTGTAGCAGTGTTTGCAGATTGTACAGCTAGTTCTGCTTTTTCTGTAGCAGTGTTAGCAGACTGTACAATGCTGTCAGCTTTTTCTGTAGCAATGTTTGCCTTTTGTGTCGCAGTTTCAGCAGACTGTTGCGCAATGTTTGCTTTCTCAGTAGCTGTATTCGCTGACTGAACAGCAATGTTTGCCTTTTCTGTCGCTGTAGTTGCGCTAGCCTGAGCAATGTTCGCCTTTTCTGTCGCTGTAGTAGCTGACCTTTCAGCAATATCAGCTTTAGCAATTGCAGTGTCACGAGCTTCTACTGTTTGATTATATACAGTAGCAACATCATGAGCATACTGTTCAGTAGCCTGTTTCAATGTGAGTACTTCATCACGCATAGCAGTTACAGAAGCTACTGCTTCTGTAGCAACTTTAGCACCTTCAAGTACAGCTAGATAATCAGAGTGTACTTCATCCCTGATATTGTTATTGATTTTAATCAACTCATTCAGTTTTTGAATAACTTTGCAGAGTACTTCATAGTATGATAATGATTCATCGTATACAAGTGGAAGTACTTTCTGACAGCATACATTTATTTTATTGATTTTGTTCATTTAATTTAGTCTCCAATTCATTAACAGTATCAACTAGTTCATTTATTTTATTTGTAAGTTTGCATAGAACTTCATAGTAGGATAAAGAATTATCGTAAACAAGTGGTAGCACCTTTTGACAGTAGCAATCACCGAATAATTCAGATTTGTTAAAATTCATATCTGTCATATTATCTTCCTTTCTATATACATTATACCATATATTATAACATTTTACCACAACTGAAAGAACAAATCACTCAAATCTTCAATAATAAGGTCATCAATGTCAGTGTAGCTGTCTACAAGTTTGTTGTAGATATTGATATATTCTGAACCGCCATTCTTGCCAAGCAGTTTACGCACATAAGATTGTGTAGAGTTGTTACTGCCATTAGAAGTATTTGAAGATTCATTTGTAACAGACTGTGTAGTTTCAGCTGTACTTGAACCTGTAGCGTTTGAGTCACTGTTCTGGTCTGAAGTACCCTTGTTGTGAGTGGCGCTTGACAGATACTGATTGTTTTCAATTCCAGTGAGTGCACCCTGTGGTGTGTCATTTGCTGTCTGCCATGCATCTGAAGCACTGTGTGATGTCGCACCACTTGTCGTATTTGAAGTGTTTTTTGCTGAACTAGTAGTCCTGTTTGTGGAATTGCCTGAAGATGTGTTGGTGTTGGTGTTCGAACCGTTACCCTTGTAATCTTCTGTCATGTCAGTAGTGAATAGAAGTTTGTCTTGTATATCCTGTAGATTCTTGTACATCAGATTGTACTTCGGCATGATAAGGTTCATACGGTCTCTCAGGAACATCTTCCATCTACCCACTGTTTCACAGCAGATTTCCCTAGTGTAGTAGTGGCGAATAATGGTCGCTTCTAGAGTAGGTTTGTAAGACTCATCAAAGATAGGATAATCAAAATCAAAAATCTTAGGTACAGCATTTGCAATGATATCTTCTACATTGCCATTGTCGCTTGGTGTGTCGGTGTTGTATGACTCACATATAAATCTTAGTTCAGTTGTATATTTACTCATTTGTTCCACCTCCTATGTTTCCCTTTTCATCTTTCTGTATATCTTTCACATCATCAAATGTTTCTTCTGAGAACTGATATTCTTCACGGAAGTCACAGTCAATGTTCAATCCGAACATCTTATTGATTTGTTCACAAGCCTGTCTGCGGGCATTCAGTCTAGAGTAACGTGAAGCAACTGTACCACCCTGTGACCTTGTTACTTCGTCAGACACCATTCTTTCTCGCTTCTGAAATGATACATTTGAAATACCAAGGTAAGTCAGTGCTTCATTCCATATCTGTGTTTTCAGCTGGTAGATTTTATCAGCCACATAAGGTGCCTGAGTTGACAGTACCTGTAGTGCGTTCATATCCAGCGATTTGTCAGCAAATATAACTGGTGCATTCCCGTCATATTCCTTGTAGAGGTTTGTAAGAGTGAGTCGCTGTTGCTCATTACCCTTGATAAGGATAGGTGTTTTCTGTGCGTTTGCATTCACATCAATGATACGGTCTAGATTGTACAGACGCTTGGCAAACATCTTCACATCCAGCCACGAGTTTGTGTGTAGCATATTGTTGAAGATAATCACGCTGTCTTTGTCTGTCAGCTGTTTCTGATAACCATTGACAGCAAATGCACGTCTGTTGATAGGGATACGGTAAACATTCAGTTTTCCATTGATAAGGCACTGCAATGCAAGATAGTCACCAAGTTCATCATCCTTGAAGAATACAGCATGACCGTCTGTAAATAATACCATTTCCAAGAAGCGTTCATCAATTCCTTCAGGAAGGTTTTTCCATTCAAACATTGATATTGACAGTTCCATTAGTCTATCCGCATACTGCATATACGTATAGTTATTCATGGAAAGTGATTCTTCAAAATTAGTTTTTCTTCTTCCCATAATTTTCCTTTCTATTTAACTCTGTTGTCAAGAGTGTAGTCTCCTACTACTTCAAGATTGTTCCATGTTGTAATACCATTATCATAGATTGTCTTGATTGTTACCAAGTCAGTATTGTTGATATTGCCCTTGATATTACAGCCTACTGTTTTCAGATAACTCCAGTGTTTTCTATTCTGTCTTTCAGGTACATACATTGAGCGCTGTGCGTATCCGTACTTGTCAAAGTATGCATCAATACGTTTAGCATATTCAGGTTTAATGTGTTTCTCATAGACTGTGAAACCCATCAGATTAAATCGTGCATTCCATGTATCATTCATCAGTGCGCCATGCAAGTTGGATGGCTGATGCTGAATATCCTGTTTCTTTGCCATCAGCTGTGCTGTTGCATTCTGATAGGCATTCAATGCACTAAGCTGTGCATTTGTCTGTGCGAGTGTTGCATTCTTCATAGCTGTCTGAAATGTGTTAACAGAAATAGCTTCGCTTGCGTTCGCACCAATCTGTGAGTTCAGAAGCTGTGTGTTGATTTGATTTGCTTGTGCATTATAAATATTCTGATTAAGAGATGTCTGTGCAGTTTCTGAAAGCATCCCAAGCGTATTACCAACAAATCCTGTAATATCACCTTTAAGACCAGCACCTACAGCGTCCACTGCCTTACCAGCTATATTGCTTACACCATTGTATAAAGACTGGTTTGACTGTGCTGTATTGATAGCTAGTGAAGCACGGTTACTGTTTTCTGCCTGTGTCAACGCACTGTTAGCCTGTAGATGCTGATTTGTTCTTGCGTTTGCGGCGTTCAGTCCAGCCATTGTATAGTTGTTTTCAGCAATAGCCATGTTGGTATCATACGTATTACCAATGGCATTGAGTGAAGCACAATATGTGTTCTTATTCTGTGCAAGCCATACCTTGAATGTATCACCACTGAATGCACCAGTTGGATACACATCGTATGAAATTTTTTCATGTATTAATGATGCGCTTTGACTTGTTCCACCATAGAATAAATAGTTAGATGGTACTAGATTAGACTGTGGTGTAGGTAGTATTGTGTTCATAAGTACAAAAGTAAATGGATAGTCTTTATCAGGCAGTTTATTACCACTCGCTCTGAAGTTTTCATAATGCAGTTCCATTTCCTGCCCTAAATGGTTATTAACTGTAATGAAGCAATAAGGGTAACATAGAAGTTTTTTGTTTCTAGGTGTATAGCCTGAAGCATATGACCCACCTGTTGTATAAGATTTTACCTGTCCTGAATTTTCAGGACACGTGTATATTCCTACAACATTACTTTCAAGACCATTATTAATGAACTGATTAAGTTTTGCTATAACGTCTGCTGATTTCCCAATATAATGATATATACAATAAAGAATCCCGCTTGAAACGCCAGCTGACGGATGACCACCTGTTGGATTAGTTGTAGCCAGTATTAAAAATTCCATGTTATCACCATCACCACACGTATTATATGTCAACCTTGTAGCTCTGTCATAGTCAGGACCAAGTTCAAGTCCTTCAGGCTGTGTATTCTCATACAGTGCATCTGTCTTGCTGTGCTGTCTGTCAACAAATGTCGGCATGAACTCATAGTCATAGCACCATGTCTGCATTACATCCAAGTCATAGTATACGTCTGTAACGTCATTGCTTACATATCCAATACCTGTGATAAATGCATAGAACCATTTGTTTTCAAAGTTTTTATTTTTGAACATCAGATAGTTGCAGTCAATCAGCTGTTCATACTTCAGTGCTACTCTGATAGTACCAAGCTGTGAGCGCTGATAGGAATAGTCTGTCAGTGTATATTTCTTGTAAATCATGAAAGCCTGTGCCTGTGTATCTTTGTCAGGATAATAGACAGTATGCTCATAGCTTTTATTTAAAGGGATATTCTTTAAAAGATAGATTGTCGTATTCGGAACAATGTACATAGTCTACCTCACTTTCTTATTATATTATACCATACAAAAGCATAATAAAAAAGAACAGATAATATCTGTTCTTTACTGATTAACCTTTTGTCAGGGTAACTGTTGTGCCTACCGCGGAAGAACCATTGATAGTTGTTTCATCTGTATATGTTGCACCGCCCATTTCAACAACAAGCGTAATTTCAGTTGCAACTTGTGAAGCAGGGATAATCAATGCACCGTATTCATTGACTGCAATACTCTTTGTGACAAGTGTTTCAGTCTGAACAAATCGAGCTGTATTCGGTGCGAGTGTTGCTCCGTCTGCCTTTGCTTCAAGTGTGAATACTGTAGCTTCAGGAGATACATCCTTGCTCATGATTTCAGCTGTGATTGTTTGAGGCAATGCAATATTTGCTGAACCAGCTACAAATGCAATTGCGTTTGCAAATGGTGAGTTACTGATTGTTTTCCATGTATGGTAGAAGTAGTTCCAATACAGACCACTTGCTACATACTTTTCTGTGAACTTTGTCGTATTGTCATAGATTTGGAACCAGTCCTCATCAACGATAACTGCCTTGACATCTTTCATCAGTGCAAGTTCACCAGCTGTGACTTCTTCAATTCCGTCAGACTCTGCTCTGATTTCAGCAAATCGTTCATTGTCGAATGTATCCCAATCATCAATGAGATACAATGCACCCATGAAGTCAGCCTTGTCCATGTTGAATGCACTTGCAAGTACATTTACATCAAACTGTGCATTGAACTTCGCATCCATGAAGATAACCTGTCTGTCCTTAGGTGTTGTATTCTTTACACCGGCTTCATTGTACTTGTCGCTCATGAATGGCAACTTGTTTGAAGCTGTTCTGAATTCTACTGCACTTTGTTTCAGGTCTTTGATATCGCCAATGGACTGTGGGTAGAACTTACCATGTGAGATTGCTTTGATAAGCATATACTTAGTCAAAAGATATTCGTCATATTCTGCACTTGTGTAGATACTGTCTACGATACGTGCAATCATGTCTGTTACACCGTCTACAGACAAGAAAGCCTGTCTCAAATCTTCATCCTGAATCGTTGTAGGATACATGACACGCCAGTTCATGACATGGAATGCACTCTTCACATCAGGAAGTGTACGCTTGAATTCACGCTCAGCACCCTTTTCAGGTGTGTAGTATACTGCCTTTGTAATACCTACAAAGATTTCTTCCACTGTTTCACCGAATTCAAGATAGCCTTTCTTAAGTCTAGCATAAGGATTGTTGAATGTAGCGGAGCGAACCACTACAAGTGCAATTCTGTTGATAAGTGCATCCAGGAACTGGTTAGACAGTGCTGGATTTCCACAGATAATTTCACCGACTTTAGGAATGTCACTGTACTTTGTTACTTCAGGGACATCATTCTGATACTGATAGCCAGCGTTCTTACGAATGACATTCAGGATATCCAGTGTGGTAGCGTTTAATGTTGATTTTGCAACTCGTTTAGCCATAGTTTTTATTTCCTTTCTTCAGAGAACAAGTCATTGAAAGTTTCCTTTTCATCCTCATCCTCTTCTTTCTTCTCATCAGCTGGTGTTGGATTGACATCTTTCTTATCATCATCCTCACCGCTCATGAATCTCTCTTTGTACTTTGTACGCCACTCCTTATCGTTTTCTTCAAACTTTGCTTTCCAGTCTGTTTCGTCTTTCTGCTTCTCAGCAAAGTCCTTGAAGGTATCGTCTACATCTTCAAGAAGCTGAAGTGTAGCATCGTCTGTATTGTCCTTGACATAGTCACGGACAATTTTCAATAATTCTTCTCGTGTTCTTACTGCCATAGTAACTCCTTTCTTCCTATATTATATCACATTCTACGTCGTAAAGATACAGGAGAAATATAATACATAAGACTCAATGAGTCTCTTTTCTTGTATAACGCTGTAATTGTATTGTCTCCATTTCCAAAAGTAAATGTTGTATTCATAATGTTTGGATTTGCAATCGTTCCATTTGTTGTTCTTGCTATCCATTTGTAGAATACCAGCCCACCACTTGGTTGGTCTGCATAGATATTTGTAACTGTACCAGCTTCTTCTACATACAAATCAGCTCTACCGTTTACAACTGTCAGGTTGTATTTAGGTGGTGCTGGTGGAGTCGGTGGTGCAATACTTGGGTGATAGATGAATCCCTGAAAGCCACCTACTGTACCACCGCTTCGTTTGTAGCCAGTTGATTTGTATCGTCTGACATATTCGAACACTGCTCTACCATAGTTCGACTCGCTTACCATGATATCACCGTTGTCGAATATCTCTTCTACAATAGCTACGTGACCGTATCCACCGCCACCCAAGCATAATACAGCACCAAGTCTAGGTTCCTGTCCTCTTTCGTAACCGTCAGCGTGCCCCCAGTATGTATTGGCATTGCCGTTGCTCAGGTCATACTCACTTGTTACATCACCGAGTTCCATCCATCTTCCGTGTACATACCCTGTACAGTTTGCAAGTACGGAGCCACTCCATGCTCCTGGGCTTCCTAGAATCTGTGCGTTGTAGCCACCGTATCCAATTTTTGTCCAGCGTGGGTCTCCACTACTCGGAGCGCTTGTTCTTGGTGTGTAACTCATGTCTTTCTTCCTCTTCTAACAGACTGAGAAAACATGCAAGCATGTATTCCAGATAAATCATCAGTCCAATAAATGTCAGTACTATAAGCATCATGGTCTTGCATTGCTCAGATATGGTGCTACACCACTGTTGTACTTGCCACCATACACATAGCCTTCCTTCTTTGTTACAGCATCCTGAACATAGTACCAGCAGATATTTCCTACCTTTGCACCATAGCCATAGTAGTACAGCTTTCTTCCATTCGGTGCAACTTCCTTTATCTTGCCAGTAGTACTTGGATAGTCACGCATATTCAATGCACACTTCGTTGTAAACACTTTAGGCTTCCTGCCATAGATACCTGAAAGGTTCCATGTCTTTACTCTATCACCTGAAGAATTTGTTGCCTTGTCAGCAACTGTAACTCTGTACTTGTCAGGCAGACAGATAAATCCCTGAAAGGCTGTATTGCCACCGTGTGACTTGTAGCCTTTTCCATACTTGTAGCATCTTACCTTTTCCCATCTGTTACCACCATAGTTGGACTGTGCAACAACGATATAATCTTTGAAGATACCAACTACAATAGCCACGTGACCATATCTTCCGTTCCAGCAAGCCACAGCACCCAGTTCAGGAACACTGCTTCTTCTGTATCCGTCAGCTGTATAGCCGTACCATTCCTTTGCATTTCTTCTAGACAGCTTAGGTCTTACACCCATCATTTCATACCATGCACCCCAACAGTAACCACAACAGTTAGGCAAAACTGAAGTACCGTTTACTCTGATACATTCATTCACTCCACCTGAACTTACATGACGATAGTATCTGTTCGTGTAGTCAGGCTCTGTAATTCTAAGTACACTCATAATCTAATCCTCACTTTCTTCCATATCCTGTGACGTATCATTCACTTCTGTATCTGCCTTTGGAGTATCACTCTGCTTCTGAAGTACATTCAAAGCATTAGACAATGCTTCAGGAATTGGAACATACTCTCTTAAATTCTCAATGCATGAGTAGAACTCCATTGCAATCAGACAGTACAGTGTAGCGTTGCTCACATAGCTGACCTTTAGAATATAGTCAAGACAGAAAGCAATCACCACAAGAATATAATCGAAGCACTTCTTCAGCATCCCTTCCTTGAATCGACTTGACTTCAAATCGTGTGAAAGAATTGCTTTGATAATACCTGTAACAATGTCAAGCGCAATTGCAATACTCATTACCGCAATTGCCCCTTCGTTCATCTGAATCATTTTAATCACATCTTCCATAGTTTATAATGTATCCTTTCTATGATATAATTATAACATAAAGGATGGTATATTTATATATGGAAACTGTTTATTATGATGGAACTAAACTCCTTTCAATGAAAGATATCAATGGCAATACGCCTGAAATATTCATGGTAACATCAAACCGTACAGCTGGTAAAACAACTTACTTTGGAAGACTGCTTGTCAACCGCTACCTCAAATCAGGTGCCAAGTTCATTCTGCTATACCGCTTCAACTATGAACTGGATGACTGCGCTGAAAAGTTCTTCAAGGACATTCAGAAGCTGTTCTTCCCACTGTATGAAATGCGCTCTGAATCACGTTCCAAAGGCATCTATCATGAACTGTATCTTGTTGACAGAAAGTATGATGATGGAGACAACACCGGCTGTTCCTGTGGGTATGCAATCTCACTGAACAGTGCTGACCAAATCAAACGCAACTCACATCTTTTTTCTGATGCTGAAGCAATGCTGTTTGATGAATTTCAGTCCGAAACAAATCACTACTGTAACAATGAAGTCAACAAGTTCATGTCTATTCATGACTCTATCGCACGTGGTCAGGGAAAACAGACACGCTACCTTCCTGTATACATGCTTTCAAATACTGTATCAGTTATCAATCCGTACTATGTCGCAATGGGAATATCAAAACGTCTTTCAACAAGAACAAAGTTCCTTCGTGGCAATGGATTTGTACTTGAGCAAGGCTATAACGAAAGTGCATCCAAGGCAATGCGTGAGTCAGCATTCCATCAGGCTTTCAATGACAGCAAGTATGATAAATATGCAACGACTGCTACATACCTGAATGACAACTCTGCTTTCATTTCAAAAATGACTGGTAGAAGCTACTACCTGTTCACACTTCGCTTTGAAGGTAAAGAGTACGGTGTGCGTGAATACCCTGACAGCAACATTGTCTATGTATCTGACAGCGTGGATGAAACATTCAAGACAAAGATAGCACTTGACCTTGAAAGTCATGATATCAACTATGTACTTCTGTCACGCTACAATGAATACATTAACAAACTGCGGTTCTTCTTTGACCACGGATGTTTCCGCTTCAAGAATCAGGAATGTAAAAATGCAATCATAAATATGTTGTGCTACAAGCAGATATAGTGTATAATATTATTGTACCGAAAGGTACACTCTCTGTCTGCTTTGGCTTGACGTTATGTTTTTTCATTGAGTACCTCCTTATTTATGAAGCGCAAAAGAAAAAGAGTATTGGGTATTACCCAGTACTCTTTTTCTGTATGTATCGACTCACCCTGTATCGCTCATGCGGTTAGCTGTCCGACAGTGGCAAGGCACCACTTAAGGCGTGCTATTCCTCACCACCCAATGATTGATAAGCAAAGTGTGATACCCATATAATTTACTTCATTGTGAAGTCAGTGTCAACTAGAATTACGCCACCATCAATTCTTTTCGGTAGCAGTTTACCACTCAGCCTCAGTCCTACGTGGAAGTCCTTCATTGTCTTTTCACCCTTTTCCATTTTATCAATGAATATATTCTTACAGGTCTGTGGCATCCCAGCACACTTCACATTGTAGTATGGCTTTTCTACTTCTTCCAAATCTTCATGCGTGACGTGCTCAATGTATGTTTTCTGTCTTACAAAGATACCTTTATCCCAACTGCTTTCAAGCTTCCAGCAACAGAAGCTGGTAGGATGTACTTTGATACCTTTGATTTCATCCGGTGAAAGGTCACAGTGAATACTGTCCGTATCTGCATAGATAAAACCTCTTTTATGTTCTCCATAATAGTTCATCTGCGCACTTCTGATTGTGAAGTTTCTTGCATAGCTTGTGATTGCACTTCCTACCGCAATGTAGCCAGCCTTTTTCTTATGCTCTTCCACAAGTTCAAACTTCAGTACACCGTTTTCAATGTACGGGCGCTGATAACTGCTCACGTCACTGCTTGCCATCTTGCCATACAGATTGTTCAGGAACAGTTTCGCAAGTGTACGCATTGCGCCTTTGCTGTTCTGCTTGATTTCCTTGTACTTGTTGATATAGATATCGAACAGTCCTATCTCAGTATGAAACCAGCATCCATGAAGTATCACTTCATCATAGACTTCATAGTGGTCATGCAACAGCCTGTAGTCTGTACACGTCAGTGTCAGCCTTACCCTGTCTGTAAACTCTCTACCGTTTCTGTCATATCCGTGCATTACCTTCTGACCGTTTACTGTAGGTCTTGAATCCTTCAGGCACTCTGTAGAATGATAGAAAGGTGAACCCTTTATCTGTATGAATGGAAGATATCCTTCCCTGATTCGGAAGGAACATTCAATCGTAATGAAGAAGTATTTTTTATCTCCTCTTGCCTTTTCAGGTATCTCATTTCCGTACCAGAATGCAGGTGCCCCTACTGGATATCTGTTACCACTTTCACTGTGCATCATTGATGGATACAGACTGTTTACATCTGCTGTCAGTCCTCTGTACTTTATCATGTTTGTCTTTTCAGGTACAACATAGCACCACCCACCGTGATAGCTTTTTCTGATATACTCATCTGCATTGCCTGCACCAAAGATACGTTCATCCATTGTATACTCTGTCAAGTCAGGGAACCAATTATCCCAGTCAGCCCCAATCAGATTTTTATATTCTGCAAGGCAACAGCTTCCAATCGTCAGTCTGTCATGACCTTCACCGAACATGAACTCGAGTGCTTCTCTCAGTACAAGTACATCATTCTTGATATACTCGATATCACTTTCACTGCAGTCATCTAGACTGAATTTGTTTGTGTATTCCATGTCAGTCTTCTGATGCTTTGTACTGAATGCCTTGCCCACCTGTTTCAAAGTGAATGGAAACAGCTTCAGTGAATCCCTGATAGTTATCTTTACGCCTTTGTAGTTTACTACTATCATGTACCACTGCCCCATGTCTGATATCACAGTGTTGAATGTTCCTCTCTCTTTTGCCTTGTGATTCTCTGTGAATGTGAATCTGTTCTTCAGAAGCCAGTCAACAATGAATGAACCGTCAAACTTCAGATTGTGATAGTACAGTATGAACTCATCCCATGGTCTCTTGCTGTGATAGATATATTCAAATGTATCCTTGATATTTCCAAACAGTTTTACATCTTCACTCCCCAGCTCTACCATTGCACTTGACCATACCTCTGTATGTATCTGTCCTTCATAGACAGTTGTCTCAAAGTCACACGCATAGATATGTTTTGTTGTTACGTGTTTCATCAGTACTTACTCTTTCTATGTTTCTTCATCCCCTGTTTCGTAAGGTGTACCTATGGTACTCATTTCTGTATCTGCTACTTCAATCTTCATATCATTATCAATCATATTTCTAAGAGTTGACTCCATGTATCTGAAGATATCATTTACCTGAGACTGATTGCTTGCATACGTCAGGTCTTTAGCCTGTCCTAAAAGAAAGGAATATTCTTCTTCATACATGTCCCTTCTTCTCAGGTCTACAAATGCATCCAGCATATCAATGACAGAGTCTTTTTCAGTAAAATCAAGCATATCACCACGAACAGAAAAAGCTGTATCAGGATAGCTATTCAACAGGTCTTTGATTTCATCAACATTCTTGATTGTCTGCTTTCTCAATACATGCACCTTTCTACGTTCAATCAGCTTGCCCTGTGCTACACTCATCTTTCTGCCATCATCAGACACATAGCTTCTTGCCTTGCTGATAGCCTTGCTCTCAGTTGAGAACTGCTTTAGATAATTCACATCAGCCTTTGTTGCGATACCTTCCTTTATTCTGCTCAGTCTTGCCTCAAATGCCTTGACTGTACTCTTCAGGAACTTGAAACTCTTTCGCTGTGCTGTCTGAATATTTCTGAATGCTTTTTCATAGGCTCTCATTGCACTCTTGGTGTAGTTCTTCTTTCTTGCCATAGGTACTCCTTTCTTATACAAGAATATAAATCAATTATACTCTTGTATAAGAAGTCAACGCAATAGTTGACTTCATCTTTTAATATGGCAAATCACTTGCATTGATATCAGCTGTCACTTCTACAAACTCAATGTTTGTTGTAGATACATTTCCCTTTGTTCTGTATTCACTGAAGTGAATTGCTACCTTGCCAGCTTTGATTTCTTCTACACTTGGTTCATCAGCAAGAATCTTTTCTACTGTATCCTTAGCCCATGATGGCAAGTTGATACCTCTATTATCAGCTGTTACAGCAAATACTGAGTCAGCATAATTTGCCTTGTCTGATTTGTGCCATCCAATGGCAACAATTTGTACTGTCTTGCCCTGTAAATCCTTAGCCTTAATCCATGTGCTTACCTTCTTCAGGTCAATGTCGAATACCTTCTTCTGTGTGTTGTTGAATTTTGTAATGTTTAACATAATATACTCTCCTTTCATTACTTATTCATACTGCCCTTTTGCATGAGTGGGTAGATAACTCTCAAATCCTTAAGGAAGTTATACAGATACTTTCTTGTACCAGTCGTTACTATTCTGTTTCCTACTTTCAGTTCAAAATCTGTATCTTCCTGTTTTGTAACAAATATGTCAAGCGCTGTTTCACGTGATACAATATCTACCATGCTTGCAAGCATCGCCTTTGTAGTCACATTCACTCGATTCTTTTTCATACTGTCACCTCTCTTTCTATTACTTATAAAGTATACTATAAGTTGTGCTATAAGTCAAGAACTTATTTCAAATCTCCAATCATTTTCATCATGACATCATACGCCTGAGACAGCCTTGCATAGTACTGGGTGTATACGTCTGTATCAATGACTCTTGTTAGCTTGTAGCACTTTGATACTCTTGTAATTGTGATACACGCTTCTTTACCGCTAACCTGTAGTCTGAATACCGCTAAAATCTTATCCTCTGTGACTTTCATAATCCTAACTCCTTTAATTTATATTGTCTGCCTACTTTCATTCCTTTATACATTGTATTGCGTGTAAAATACGGTAAATTCATTACATCAAAATTATTCAATATAATTGCAATATAATAACCACTTCCATTCAATCTCTTAACGATATATGACACCTGTGCCCGAAAGGCTTGATTACGTCTGACATATACTTTCTTACTACCATATCAAATACTGACTCTTCATATTCTTCAGCAAGCTATCTGATACACTCATCATAGCATTTATTACAATTACCACAGCAATCATTGTCATATTCTCCATTTTTAATCTTATAAATGCTTTGATATAAATCACACATACGTATACCATCTTTAATATCGTTTTTATACTTTTCAATGTTTCTCATATTTTTACCTACTTTCTATACTGTACATTATATACTTCACCATTGAAGTCTGTCATGATATCACTGTAGTCATTTCTAATCACATTCACAAACTCACCTGTTCTTGAATTGAACATCAGGTCTCCATTTATCGTGATATTGCTTGTGTTTCCTTGACTGTCTAACAGAATACCGTTATAATCGTCAACCATTGTTATCATGTTCATGTTCTTCACCCCTTCCTATTTTATTCTTTATATACTTCTGTACTTCTTCAGCGTGTCTATAAACAGCTTCATAGTCATGAGAATACCTGCTCAAATCCTTAGAATACTGCTTAATTTCTACCAGCGCTTCAACATCAGTCCCATTGTCAGTGTAATGCTCTTTTACAGCGTGCTTTGCTATTATATCAACGAGTTGCCACAAATGCTGTGCAAAAGTCATTTCCTGTTCCATTCTCTTACCTCATGAATTATTCCTGCTACAGCTATTACCTCAATTAATGCCTGTAATGAATAACAGAATGCACAAGCTAGAAAATAACGCATATCATTCACCTTCTTCCATTGACTCTTTAATCTTTCGCTTTGCCTGCTCTATTTCTTCATATAAATTTGAATACATTTTATTTTCAATCAAACCCATACAGGTAAGATTCGTAACCAAATCTTCAATTTTGCCTAGATACCATACACGGTTAACCTTTTCAAAATCATCCGAAAGATTCTCAAAACCATCCATTGTAATTTCAATCGTTTTCTCGACCGCTTTGTAATACTGTTTACGCAATTCTTTCTTTTCCATTTTATTCTCCTTTTAGAGGCTTTACCTCATAGATGGATTCAATCTCTTGAGTCCGTCTATGAGATAGCAATCAGGGATTGCGTATCTCTTATTTCATAGCTTTTGCTGTTAGCATTGTACCTTTTTTGATATGATTAATAACTTTGCAATAATCATTGCTGTCAATCATATCCATAAAATACAAGGCATTCAGGAAGCCACACATATTTGTTTTAAACTGTTCTTTTGGCATACCTATTTGCAAATTTGAATTATAATACTTTCTAATTAATTTGAATGTTTCCTTTTTCATAATACCTTACCTCATTTCTTGAATATACTATATCATATGTTATATGATATTGTCAAGTGTTATTCACCTAAATTATCAGCTATTTTCCATACGTATATGTTCATACCTGTATTGTATACCATTACTCTAATTACTTCATGTGTTTCAACATCTTCAGCTAAACACGAGAATGCAACGCTGAAGTGCTGGCAAGTGTGACTTTGTACCCCATACCACATACAAGATTTATCAGTATCGCAACGCATATACCATTTATAATTAAGATTGTATGCTCTTACCTTTTCATAAGACGGTTTTCTATAACAGGAATATACATCCCCACATTACCGTACGTGATATTTTGGCTTCTTCTCTAGTGCATAAACGCAACCGTCAATCAATACTTTTCTTTTCATATTCTACCTCTTTCATGGCTTACCGCCGACACCCTGAAAGGGTGTTTCGTCTTAATTTTCAAAGACTCTTCAGGACGGTTTTAACAATAATACACAAAGTATACATTTACAAGTTTGTTATTGATATTTGTTATTCTAACTTCATGTAGTTGACCATTGTTACCATTTGCACCAGCGCTATAATACATTTGTGTTGTATCAGCCCTATATGCACCAGCGTTTTCAGCCTTAACCATTCTAACAAATTGATTGAATGCATCAGCATCGAAACAAGTGCCATGTTTCTACAAATTTCACATTCTAGTTTTTTAGATAATTCAGTTAGTTCTTTTATTGTCATCTTATATACCTCTCTTAACTTTGTAACTATAGTATACAGTATATTATATGTTATATCAACTATTTTGTTGCATTTCACATAATTTCACATAATTCAATATATTGTGATTTTTTGTTTCTTAATAACAAGGTTAGTGGGAACTAATCATAGTGAGATTGTAATACCT